AATCTCCACTTTAAAACTGTTACAAACAGCTTGAGTTATTGCCATATTGACCTCCTATGGGTTCTTTGACTCGAGAGGGATACGAATAACGCCATCTCGAAATTCGTCTCTGCGGTCACGCCCCATCTCATACGTTGCGAGAGCCTGCACAGACTCATTAAACATTTTATCATAGTATTGTATCATATCTGCTGGACCTTTCAAGTATCCAAGTGCTTGTAAAATACAACCATATAAAAGCACGTTTGGAGCGTTTTGACTTAACCAAGTAGATGTTTGTGTACTTGATAAACCATCAGGCTTGTACGTGTATGCGAGCTCCGTACTTAGAGCAACGTTGGGAGTTGGCGCTATATAGTGTGTGTCCTGATCCCACATAGCGTAATATTTAGGAGTAGCATTAGCTGTCCTATCAGGCCAATATTCATTCATAAACGAAATATCTTTTTGTATCAAGAAAGTTCTTTCAGGCTCACTTGCACTAGCATCATAAACTTGCAAAAATCTTGTTGCTTGCCAGTCACTTGGCAAAGGCATAAAAGGATTTCCTACAGTTAATGTTGCATAATCATATCTACGGTAATAATTAAGATCTACCGTTCTCATTATTTGATCTTCTATAGATTCTATAAAAGGTTTAATAATAGCATCTGATAGAACATTTGAATCTGTTTCAGTGTAATTTCTTACATTATCATTTAAATCTGAATAATCGGTCATGATGTACTTACTGTAACATTTCCAACACGAGATAACAACTGTGTCCTTTGTTGAGGTTGTTGATCACTAAGAGGCATCATACTTCTTTGAGTATCAGCATAAGCTACACCATTAGCATAATAATTAGTAACTGGTTCTAATAAAGTTTGAAAAGAATTAACAGCTTGACCATCTCCTGTTCCGTCAAAAACATTTCCATTAGGAGAAAGAACAACATTTCCTGTAGCTCTTCTAACCGCATTATCACCTACATAAACATTAGAATCAGCTATTTGTGGTCTAGGATGTTGTAAAGATTGAGGGTCAGTAGGATGATATTGTGGATCTAATTGGGGTTGCTTAGGTTCAAATTCAGAAACATGAACCCAAGATCCCGTCCATTCTTGCACCATTTCATTATAAGGAAATGCCATTCCTGATCTATCAGAAATTCTTAATGCAAATTTACCTGATGCATATCTGCCCATTAATAGCTCCCTGCTGTAACACCTATATAAGGAACAAAATGAGAGCTAACATTTCCTCTATTAGTATCTGCTGCTCTTTTAAATTCTTCTTCGTAAACTAATTTTAAAATTTGAGTTCTATCAGGAGCATATTTTAAAGCTAAGTAATATGCTAGACCTGCTGTAAGACAGGGTAAAAATGAAAAAGGAACTTCATTATTATTAGTATAAGCTCCAGAATCTTTCATTCTTAACATAGCATAAAATACGACCGTATAAGCTTGATCCGCTGCAGGGTATAAGTATAAAGTAGGATTAATTGTTTTTTCAAAATAAAATTGAGATGGTCTTCCGCTTGTTGTTTTAACTGTATAATTTAAATAAGTAGAACGACTAATAGGAGTAGTAGAAAACTCATTGTTATTAGCATCTCTTATAACTAAATCCGTAATATCTACAATTTCAGAAGCAGCATTAGCTCCTGAACCATATAAATCAGTTCCAGAAAGACTAGTAGTATTAGCTGTTAAAGAAGCAGTTTGTTTCTTTATAGTCCAAAGATTAAGTCCTCTATTAGACCATTCAGCTAAAAGAAGATTTAATGAACGACGTGCGGTTTTTAACTGATATCCTGTTCGATCTTGTAAACCGCATCGTTCAAAAGCTTCTTCTACTATTTCATCAATAGAAAGATCAAAGTTAGCTGTGCTAGCATATGAAGGCATTAAAATTACTTACCAGATTTACCAAAGCCACGTTTTGCTATACCGCCTCCACGTTTATTAATAACACCTTTACCTTTACCACGACCAAATTTACCATAAGATTCATCTCTGCTTGCTTTTAATTGTTTAGGAGTACGTTTTTTTCTTATACGCATTGCAATAGATTCATCTTTACGATCTTTATAGCCTTGTTCTTTTTTACCAACACGACCACCTTTTTTCATTCCACTTGGTCCACGATCCATTAACATAGTAGGCATACGTTTTGATCTTTCATCAACACCATAACCTCTTGAATACATCATGTCGCCTGTACGACCACCCATATTCATTTTTTTAACTTTTCCGCCACCTCGCATTTTAGCAGTTTTTTTAACTCTTCCTCCGCCTTTCATTTTAGCGGTTTTCTTTTTACCCATCATGATAGACCTCCATTGATCTGTTTGTATTTATTAGCACGAGATACCACAACGTCTTGATAGTATTCGTCAGGCCATTGTTTATAATAACCTTGTTTGTGCAATTTATCAGAAGCTTCCTGTAATTGCGAGAACTTTTGTACCAACATCATAGAATATTTATAATCAGGTCCTGATACATCTACACCCTTATTTGGGGAAACAAGAAACCTTTGTTCTTCTTCCGTTGCAGGATTAGAAGGATGAAAACTCATAAAATAGAAGTCTTTTCTATTATACCATTCATTAAAATCTTCAGTAGCCATATGAAGTTCATTAGGAGAATAACTAAAATAAGGATCACAAAATATAAGAATTTCTGAAATTGAAAAATCTAAATTTTTTAAACAGTTATTTAATTCTTTTTTATAAGGACTATATTTAGGTTTTACAGTCACCCATACCTTTTTATCTAGCCAAGCTTTTTTAGCAAAAGGACAAGCGGGTACTCCACCTAAATGAAGATTAGGGATTTCTAAAAAATGTTTAGACCAAAGTCTAACATCCTCAATTATCTGTTGCCTTGTCGGTTGTATTTTTTCCACGATTTTATTTTATGTTTATTTTTAGGTTTAGACCTTGACGAATAACCAATTGAAGTTCTTTTTTTAATAGGAGTAAAGTAGTCATTTCTTGTAGTAATTTTAGCCATATTTTATAAATAAGTTACAGCTCCCATTAACCACAAAGTTCCAAAAAAAATATAAGCTATAGTTACTGGTTCCATTAATTCCACTTCGCCTTAGCACGAAGAGCCCATCTTTCAAATGCTGCTGCATCTATATCTTTCTTAATTAATTTAGCACCATCTGGTACTTCATTGTATAACGCAATCACTTCACCATCTTTTATTTCTACGATACCTGGACTACAAAAAGCATCTTTATCGTAACCTGTATTCTTTTTCTTTAGTAATCTCACTTCTTTCATACAAGAAGATAATGATTGCATAGGAATATATTGTGTCATCTGAGTGGTTTGGTCATTCATATTACCAAAAACGAACATAAGTATTATACTAATGACCTCCATTGGACTCCCTTAATTTATCCTTGAGTTTTTCCATATCATTAAGCAATCGTTCTATATCTTGTTGTGCCCTCTTTATATTTACAGTATTTGACATCATAGACTCCATTTCTTCTTGCATAGACTCAACATTTTGTGCAATAAATTCCAAAAGAAGGTCTTGTTGAGCGTCTGCGGGTAAACTGCCTAATTCACCTCTAGGCCATAGAATACGAAATTCCGTGTTTTTTGTAAGGTCAGCTTCTGATAAAGTAACACGAGTTTCAACTGAATTTAGCCTCTCAATAATCCCAAAGTAGGCCCATGTTCCGACAGCTACAAGCGTTATAAGACTAACAACCGTTTTAAGTGGCATCTGTACATTGGTGGATTCCGATACCTTCATTATTTTGTTCTTTCCTCTTTTTGTCTTAATGATTCTTTCATACCAATATCTAAAATTTCTTGTTCTTCTTTCATATGATTATAAAAATCTTTATCATCTTTCCTATCATATACTTTTTTACTCTCTACAACTTTTGATTTATACTGAGGGGTATATAGTTTTTTTGCAACAGGGTTATTCTTTGACATAGCCCTGTTTCTTTTTGTTAAAAACCATTTGTATTTTTTGTTTGCCATTATCCACCAAGAGGATTTTCTAAAGCTCTTTTAATTCGCTTTTCTATTTTTTCCTCTAGCTCCTTTTGTGATTGTTTTATTTTTTCTTCTAATTTTTTCATATCATTTTCAAGGGTATCAATAGTTTCTTTAAGATCTTTTGCATTGTCCCTAGAATCTTCTTTTACTTGTTGCTCAACATCATTAACAATAGATTCAACTCTACGAACATCTTGTCTTAAATCATTTTTTAATTCATTAGCCACATCAGATACTAGTCTTATTTCTTGCATCATCATTTCCATTTCACCCATTAACATTTCAATTTCTGTTTGAAGTAATTCCGTTTTGCTTTCCATTTCTTCTTTTGTTAATGCAATGTTTTTATCAAACTCAGATAAATC